ATTCAGCGATGGCGGTGGCGGTATCAACGACAATGGCGGTGGCGGTGGTGATTCCACTGAAAGCGAAGACCCCCCACTCAGCACCGGAAGCGGAGGCGGCGGTGGCGGCGGTGGAGGCGGTGGAGGACTATTTGCCTCGAATCCGTACATGGGAGGCTTGGGATACGACCTGCAAGCACCGAGAAGCGTGGTTTATGACCCAACAGACCCGATGATTCAACTTGACAGAATCATCCAGAAAAGCTTATTTCAAGGTATGATCTGATGACCTACTTAAACCTAGTCAACGCAGTGCTGAGAAGGCTTCGAGAGAGCGCGGTGTCTACTGTATCAGAGACAGACTACAGCACCATGATTGGCGACTTTGTGAATGACGCCAGGGTGCTCGTTGCTGCGGCGCACGAGTGGACAGAACTGAGAAGCCGAATCACCATCAATACCGTGGCGGATGACGACACCTACTCCTTGACTGGATACGGGCATAGCGGTGAGATTCTGAATATCTGGAACGACACCTCTGATTGGGAGGTCTTGTACCAGACAAACGAGTGGTTTGACAAGCAGAACCTGCTAAATACTGCTTTATCTCAGTCACCGAACAAGTACACCTTTGTCGATGGATTAGATGGTAATGGTGATGTACAGATCCAACTGTACCCTATTCCCGATGGTGTTTACACGCTGTACGTGGATTCAGTTATTCGAGACAACGTATTGAGTTCAGACTCAGACACTCTGGCAATCCCAGAGAACCCTGTTATCCACCTTGCCCTTGCTTTTGCAGCGAGGGAGCGTGGCGAGACTGGAGGTACGTCTACGCAGGAATACTTTGAAATTGCCAACAACTTCCTGTCGGACGCGATTGCGATTGACGTATCACGACACCCTGAAGAATTTATCTGGTACACTCCATAATGGCGCAACCGCTTAAGAGTATCAACCTCATCGCCCCGGCATTCAAAGGGGTAAACACCGAGGACTCTCCCTTGGCGCAAGATCCGTCTTTCGCTGAGGTTGCCGATAATGCGGTGATTGACCGCAGGGGTAGGCTCGCATCAAGAAAAGGATTCTCGGTTGTCACAGAAACCAAGACGGAGCTAGGCTCGGACTCTCTGAGGGCGATCAAGGAGTTCCGTGACTCTGATGGGAATACGCTGGTCTTCAGTGTAGGAAATAACAAGATCCTCTCTGGAACCACAACCCTGACTGACGCCACCCCAGGCTCGTACACGGTATCGAACGACAACTGGAAACTGGTCAACTTTAACGACCACCTGTACTTCTTTCAGGCCGGACAAGAGCCTCTGGTGTACTCCAACTCCCTCGGGGCTGTAACTAAAATGTCCTCTGTCCACGGTGCCCACGGGGTAGCATCTACGATGTACGGCAATGAGGTGCTTGCAGCGTGGGGAAGGCTGTTCACTGCAGACGTAAACGGAAACCCAAATACAATCTACTGGTCAGACCTTCAGCAGGGGCACAACTGGAGTAGTGGTAGCTCAGGTTCTATCGACGTAGAAGAGGCGTGGCCTAACGGCTATGATGAGATTGTGGCTCTTGCGGCGCACAATGACTTCTTGGTGGTGTTTGGCAGAGAGTCCATCATCGTTTATTCTGGCGCTGACGATCCGGCGAACATGGCGATATCCGACACGATCAACGGTATCGGGTGTGTGGACAGGGACACTGTACAGAGCACCGGCAAAGACCTGCTGTTTCTCGCCAAGGATGGATTGAGAGGTCTTGGTAGAACCATTCAGGAGAACTCTCTGCCTATCGCGAGGATGTCCAACACAATTACCGAGGACATTATAACCCTGATTAATTCTGAGTCCGCCTACTTCCGCTCTGTCTACCACCCCGAGGAAAACTTTTACCTGATTACCTTTGTTGGCGGAACAACGACTTACTGCTTCGATGTAAGGCAGCAGCTAGAGGACGGGTCTTTCAGGGTAACAAGATGGCCCAGCACCTCATGGACGTGCTATGAATCCACCTTTGATGGTGATTTGAGGATTGGGTCGTCAGACGGCATTGGGACTTATTCCGGTTACAATGATAATGGAACCGCCTATAGGATGATTTATTCCAGCCCGGAATTATCCTTCGGAGACGCGGCTACACTAAAGCTCCTGAAGAAGATTCGCCCGACCATTATCGGCGGGTCGGGTCAGGACGTATCGCTCAAGTGGAAATATGACTTTGGTTCCAGGCAGGGGTCAAAGACTATCGTCGTGGACTCTGACGCATCAGCAGAGTTTAACGTGGCCCAGTATAACATAGGCAAGTTCAGCGAAGGCATCGTTGTCATCAGGAAGCCCGTGAACGCGAATGGCAGCGGGGCTACGCTGTCAATAAGAATTGAAGTAGATATTAACGGCACAGAGTTGTCGATACAGGAGATTAACGTGCTTGCACTGACGGGTAGAATACTATGAGCATTTGGGACAATCTTTTTGGCGCTGGAGCTGGCGCTCTTCTTGCAAAGGAAGGCTATGACCGGCTTGAAGAAATTGGAGAAAAGGCATACAGTGAGTTTGCAGGGCCGGGAGGTCTTGCTGACCGACTCACCAGCAGGATGGAGTTCCGGCCTTACACGGTCACTACGGGTACTGGGGGACGTTTCTCTGTCGGCCAGGATGGCTCGTCTCAATTCCAAATGTCTCCACGAGAGCAAGAACTGTACAATCAAGCCCTGACCGACGCGAGCATGTTCTTCGGTCAGGCGGCAATGCCTACTGCACAACGAGAGCAAGAGGTGTATAACCGAATGCGAGCGGTCATGTCTCCCGAGGAGGAGCGTCAACGCCTCGCATTAGAACAGAGACTGTTCAATCAGGGTCGAAGTGGTGTCAGAACCTCCATGTTTGGCGGCGCGCCTGAACAACTGGCTCTTGCTAAGGCGCAGGAGGAGGCCAGGAACGCAGCCATGCTGAACGCTATGGAGTTCGCCGGACAAGAGCAAGACCGTCAAGCTCGACTCGGCACTGGTATGCTGGCAGCGGGTTATGTTCCGCAGGCACAGATGATCTCCGCGCTGCAGCCTGGAATGACTGCACAGGAGCGGGCAAGACTGAACCTCTTGGATCAATCTCAGGCGTATGGAGAAACCTACGCTACAGGACTCGACGCCCTGCTTCAGTCTGGATTGGGTCAGGCCAGCATTGTGGGTGGTCTGGGCGCGGGCATTGCCGAAGCATCGCTCGGCGGATTGTTTAAATAAGGAGTTATCATGGCTAAACTTTCACAAGCATTCCTGAGCAACCTCGGGCGTCCAGCAATGACCCAAAGCCTGTTCGATCTGGGTACGGCCATTGGTAACGTGCCTAACCAGTATCAGGAAAAGAAGAAGCGTGATGCTGATGCGGCAGAACTCGCCACGGCCACGACTCAGCCCGAAAGAATGCGAATCCTCGCATCCCAACTTGAGCGTGACGGAAAGACGGCGCAGGCTCAGGAGGTTCGACTCAAAGCAAGAGCTCTGGAACGACAGGGCGATATAGAGGACAGGGAGGACGCTGCTTATGGCGTACAGCAAAGCGAGCAAATTGTGAAGGCGCAGGGCTTGATGAATCAGATGCAGGGCGCTGTTAATAGCGGGAAGCTGACCCCCGAAATGCAGCAAGAGGGCGAGTCTCTACTTGAATCCCTTGCCGTTGCTGGCCAGGGCGCTGCTGGGGCGGAGGAGATTGTTGGAGAGTTCTTGGCGCGCGCAGGAACAAGTGCCGGAGACGACCTTCGGTTTGGAGCCGAAAGCACAGTAAGGGATTCCAATGGCAACTACTTCACCAGAAGGATTGCATACGACAAGGAGACAGGTGCTCCGAGAGAGATTATCACCCCATATCCTGGCTCGCCAGCTTCGCCCGAGGGGGAGTACACGGTTGTTTCTGGCACTACCGGAGCAGGCGCTTTTGACAAGCCTGGAATTGCCGGATCAACCGCGACCGAACGAGAATATGGCGAGATGCGGGCAAAAGCCGCAGCGTCTATTCCGCAAATCCGCCAAGCGCAAGCACAAGCCAGGAAGTCTCTGGAGTTGCTGAAAGGCATTAAGACTGGCGGCTGGACCAACATGATTGTCGATGAGGTTCAAAAGGTATTCGGGGCCACCCCAAAGGATAGGGCTGCATTTGCTTTGCTGGCTGGCGAGACGATACTGGCGAAACTGGATGCATTTCCAGGCGCAATCTCTGATGGCGAGCGGGAATACTTGGAGAGGCTTTACCAAGGACTCCAGAGGAGCAACGGCGCAAACGAGGCCATCTTGGAAGAAATTATTGCCCACACCGAGTGGGCGCTGACAGACGCCGTAACCAAGGTCAAGGCTAAAAACTTCAGCGAGTACGTCGATTTAGTTGAGGGCAGAGAGAGAGCCTTCAGCGAAGAAGACTTAGAAGGCGATGCCGAAGAGACAAAATCAACTGTTAGCTGGAATGATTTGCCATGAGCGAAACTATGGATGTGATTCTGCCGAACGGAAAGGTAATAACCGACGTTCCGGTAGGCTCCACTAAGGCCGAGGTACAGGACGCGGCAATTCGTCTCGGTGTCGCCACAAATGACGACTTCAAGACTGAGGCTGCTAAAGAGCCTTCGGCCATGGAGCAGGTCGGCACGTTTGTCGAAGAGAATCTTGATATTCCAGGCGGCATTGCCGGAGCTTTAGCGGGAATGAAGGTGGGCGCTCCTGGGGGGCTTCCAGGCATGTTTGTCGGCGGAACTATAGGAGGGGCTGTAGGGACTTTCGGCGGCGCTGTGGCCTCAGACGCTCTCGCAGAGGAAGATATTGACTACGCCAACGCTGTAGACCAAGCCCTGATCTCGATGGGCTTCGATATTGCCACGCTCGGCGCAGGAAAGGTCATCAAGCCTGCGTGGATTGCCGGAAAGAAGGCTTTGGGGTTCTCCCCGAAAGAAGTGGCGCAAGAGATTGCCAAACTCGGCGGGGAAGTTGGCACCAAAGAGTCTCTCCAGGCAAGTCAGAGCATTCTGGCAGAGAAGGGCGCTACCCTGACACCGTTTCAAGTTGGCGCGGATGGCTGGTGGCAAAGACTGCAAGAGCAGGTTGCCCAGGTTGGTCTGTTCTCCGGCAACGTCCTTGAAAGGAACGCAAAAAAGGTAAACGAGATTGTCGCCAAGGAACTCTCTGATGTGACGGATGATTTTGTGCTAATGTCTGCCGACAGGGGGCAAATAGCGGAAATCTTGTTTGACGTCGTTCAAGGGGGCAAAAAGCTCTTGTCAGAGAACTACGACAAAGCGTGGGAAGAGGTTATCAAGAGGTCTGGAAGCAGCACCTACACAACCAAGCCTTACGTGGACACCCTCAACAAGTTTGTTAAAGACCGCCAAGGAAAGGTTGTCAATTCCTTGTCCGACGATACCCTCAAGTACATAGATGACCTGAGAACGAAGCTTGGGGCGGGCACTCAGGCAAGAATCGGCATAGAAGAGATTGCCACTATAGAGAAGAAGATCGGCGCGGATATCGCTGGCAAGTTTGGCAACCCGCAAAGCCCAATGTTCAACTCCACAATGGAGAGAGAGTTGGCACAGCTATCCGAGGCCATAAGAGGAACAACCGGAAGGCTGATTCGCGCTCAAGACCCCTCGGTGGCCTCAATCTATGCAGCGATGAACAAGGGCTACTCAGAGGGCATGGCCGGACTGCTGCCAGAGATCAACAGAAACTTTGTGAAACAAGCGTCAGAAGGAAACTACCTCGCGCTAGGAAACCTCATTGGCAAGGCTGGCAACGTGGACCAAATCATTGCCTTCAAGAGAAGCCTGAACCAAGCCTTTTCTGAGGCCTACAAGGCCGGTAGGGGCGATGTGGCGGGGGTCTTGGGCAGAAAGGAGGCCGATGCTTTGTTGAAGCAGGGGTTTCTTCAGACGCAGTTTCCAGACCTCGCGACTGGAGAGTTCAATATCAAGAACTACCAGACTCTTGCAAACAAGCTGGCCGACAAGTCGGAGGCAAGAAAATGGAGGGCGGTCCTCGGAGACGACTACCCCAGAGTAAAGCAGTTAGTGAACTTAATGTCTGAGGCTTCCAGGAACCCGTCAAGCAACATTGGTGAGCTGGTGTTTCGGAGCAAGGAATATCAGCAGCTGTCTGGAGTCGCGCAACTTAGCTCTCTCGCAGTAAACATCCCTGCGGGAGCAGTGATACTTGGCATTCCCGTTGCAATGGCGAAGATTATCACCAACCCCAAGCACATCAACAAATTAATAGCGTTTGATAAGGCGAAGTTCAAGGACGCGGCGGCGGCAGAAGCAGCCTTTGCGGTACTGGCTTCGGATATCATCGACGGCATGACTGGGGAAGAGCAAGCCGAAGTCAGAAACGCTATTCGGGAGGCTGGCTCAACTCCCTCTCAATAATCTTCTGCATAGCCTCCTCTCTCTTTTGAGCGGGGAGGCTTGCCCAGAAGCATATCCACTATTCTGTCAACCCTCTCTTGGCGGTCTATCTCGCTCTGCCTTGCCTGAGCGTCTCTGTGCTTCGGCTTGCACTCCCTCTTGTGAGCATTCCTGCCCGAGCATCCGCAGTAGTCCCATCCTTGGGCGTATTCCTTAACATGCACGTACACCTTGTCAGCATGTCCACGCTTGCACCAGATCTCGTAATACTCCGCCCTGACCGGCAGGGCAAGGAGCAGGAGCAGGACCACCCTAATCACGGCCCAACACCTTTGAGATGGTTGTGAGGGCTATACCTATAACCAGACACAGCGCCACGTTCATCGGAGTAAAGGCTATCGACGCCACCAGCGCATAGAGAATCCAGAACAGAATCCCGATAAGCAGCCCATCAAGCACAGCTTCCCAGAAATCAATCATTTTCTTCTTCCAGGTCTTTTGCGATCTTATCGAGATCGTCTAGGTAGCGAATCAAACTCTTGGCCCCGTAATACACATCGTCCTCAAGTGCGGCCCCGTCCCCTTGTTCAGACACATAATCTGCAAAGTTAACCAAGTCGCACAGCCAGTGACGGGCCACTTTTTGTGCCTGATCGTCTGTCAGGCTTATCATGTTAATCAACTTCATCCTCCTCCTCATATACCCATATTGGCTCTTCGTCGCCCCGAAGGTGATCGAGCAAAGTCTCCATCGCCCAATAAACACCGGTGAGTGGGCGCCCATCGCATTCCTCCGATACATACTCGTACATGCTCATCTGGTTGCGAAGCCAATAAACGGTTACGGCTTCAATCTGTTTTTCTGTCAAGCTTATTGAGTTAGTCAACTTCGTTCTCCTGCCTCTGAATGTGAGCCTCTACTTCGGGCGGGTTCTCCTGCTCCCGCTCCTCTACTTGCAGGAGGACACAAATACTGTTATTGATGTGCTCTCGCATCATCTCGACACCCTCAAGAAAGCCTTGCTGTCTTTCTGACGGTCCCTCATTCTCTCGACAGCTAATCACTCTAGCGTCGATCCGATACATCAGTTTGTCACTAAACGTCTTGTTCGTTTCCATAATCTACCTGGGCGCATCGTTGTGCGACTTGGGCGTAACCTGCCAGATCCACGTAAGAATCCGTGTGATTTGGCGACTCCATTAATCGTGCGACCTTGACCAAAATCATCATCATAGCCGCGTCTGTTGCCTCGATATCCACCCGACGGTTGCTAACATAAACGTCATCGCGTTGGAAGTCACCAAACCTGCCGCCTAGATACAGTTGCCACAATGCGGCAATCCTTGCGTGGTTTATCCAGGGGTCGCCGTAGTCTTGCTGGCGGTCTCCGTTAACCAGCTCGTTGGCTTTTTCCAATATGTTCATCTCTCCTCCTGTAGTGATTGACGTTGTACAGTCGCATTTGGGGAATGTGCAGTTCGCGTATGGGCATCCATTCACCCAAATTTCCTCTTATGGTTTCCGTTATGTACCCACATCGCTGCATACTGAGCAGTCCATCCGGCTGTGCCTACCACGACCCCCATGAGGGCCAGTGCGTAGAAATCCTGGTTCACTGCAAGCGTAGCCAATACAGATACGTTAACAACTTTCGCAGCAGTCATCAAGTAAGATGTGGGCGGTATCCACAACCACTTCCGGTAGATGGCGTTCTGGTTCTGGAAGGATGCACAGAACACCTCCAAGAACATCACGCCAAACATCACTAGATACCCCCACCAAGGCATTAAATCTTCCCATCCCAACCTTTCTTGTTCAACCGCATAGGAACAAGTACAGGTCTTCCGTTACCGCTATCAAATTTATGGACATCGACCCACCTCCACGTACTCTCAAGGTCGTATATCCGGTTAAAGTTGGACAGCATTGATGCTGGCAATCCAACAGTCTTAGCCTTTCTCTGGGGTATCAAGCAATGATTGCCCGGAGTGATAACCATCTTGGGGAAGATGCTCTGCAGCTCCTGCATGTACTTGATAGACAGCTCGTACTCTTCTTCTGGGCCGTAAGCGTCCGGTTCGGATTCGTGATAACTGCCTGAGTGGTTGTCCACTAAATCCCCTACACAAATGACATGCTTGCAATTATAAGCCTTATGCACCTGCTTAAGAAACTTAAATGAATCTGGGTGATGGTAAGGTATATGTAGGTCTGATACGACCAAGAAGTTACCCTTGTCGCCCTCGATCACACCACACCCCAGAATGGGGCGCTTGAGGACTGCCTGCTTGCCGTACCTCGCCGCAGGGCTGTTCTGGTCTAAAAGACACCCTACCGACATATGCCAGCGGAGATTGTTCATATCCGCATTGTAGGATATACCGAAGACCGAATGATGATGGCCTTGGATTGAATTGTGGCTATACCGCGCCGCATTCTGAATCGGATTGGCTCCGACTGAGTGCGTCATTAGTGTATCAATCATTATTAATATAGTCCTTTATTGCCTCTACCAGCGCCTTGGCTTCGATCATCCACTCCTCTTCGCACCTATCAATGGTGTACATCGTCATAGGGCCAACACCCCCGTTGGATATGTCTTCAAGAAGGTCAATAGCGTCCGTGAGCAAACACTCTTGCCTAAAGAGCATGTCCTCGAAGATCTCATTTAATACCTCTACTTCAGTATCGTCCATCTCAAAACTCCTCGTCCATCAGGACTCTGTGAATCATTGCTTTCGGTACTTCGTGTGTGGCAAGGGCGTGTGTCCCATCGGTGGAGCCAGCCAAGAGAAAGCTGATTGGGGTCTCTGCAAACACAATTCCCGCAGAAAGACAGTTGCCCTCGTAGATTCCTGGCTCTGCATCTGTCCAACCCGACTCTGGGCTAGACCCCTCTGCGTCTGTCCAAGTAAATACAATGACCCTATTCATTGCTGTACTCCGATGGTGGTTGCGGTAGCGTAACACCTACCTTGATGGACCATTCCTCAATCTTTCGGAGGAAGTCTACCAACTCACCCTTGTTCAGCTTTGGGCTGGTAAGTGTTCGCTGCCTTGAGTCTACCACTGTTTTACCTACTTTCATAGGCTTGGTCTTGCCAAGGAACATCACGCACATCATGTCGTGCATCACCTCTCCCTGAGCGTCAAGCATGAAATATGCGTCCGGCCACTTCTCTTTCAGGTGCTTGGTAATGTGCCTCATCCAGATCCAGAACACCGCATAACAGTCCAGAATCGTGTCGTGCGTGGTGATCCTCACGTCTACCGGATACTGCATATCCAAGACAGCAGAGGTCTCTGTGATCCACTGAATCATAACCTCTCGACTCTGAACAGCGTCCATCCTCATCTCTTTAGCCATCATGTCTCCAGTAGTTCCAGGTTCTCGTGGTGCCATCCCAAGCCCTAAACTTGATCTCTCTCATTGTCCCTCTCCCTGATAGGTGGCTAAAATGGCCCTGCCTATGATTTCTGGGATTTGGGGGACGACCGAATTACCCAACTGTTTTAGTCGGTCGGCTCTGCCTTTGACTCCTGTTGTGACTCTCGGGATTCCGTCTTCCCAAGTTCCGTCCAACCAACGGGAAATCCCATCAGCACTTCCACCCATTGCGGGTTCAGGGAGCCAACAGCCTGGTTTGCTGTGTTCACCGCGTCCGGTAATGAGTTCGTTTCGTTTCGCCCCGACTTCTTCAGTGTTTCCAACTTCCTCCCGCCCTTGTGCATACTTGCTGTCGGCGTCGGCCATAGGCGTCCAGTTTCTGGATTGATCATTCCTTCCCGAAGCGCGACTTGGGTGCTCAGATGTGTAGACTTCTCTATCGAGCGGCCCGACGTCTTTGCAGACATCCCAGGCTCGTTGCTCTTCGGAGTCGGCCACATTTGACTCGGCATCCAGTCTGTTTGAGCTACCTCGGCTGTTGTCTTCGGCCCCTTTGTGTTTGCATTCTTGTTGGGCGCTTGAGCTACAGACGGTGTTGGTATGAGCCACGATCCAGACTCTATCCCGTCTGTGGAAGGCACCGACGGCACAAGCTGGAATAACGAATACTTGTGATTGATAGTCTTCGCCTTCCAAGTCAGCAAGCACACTGTCGAGGCCCATATTGATGTGCCCAGCAACGTTTTCACCAATGACCCAAGTGGGCCGGATTTCTTGTATAAGTCTGAAAAATTCTGGCCAGAGGTGGCGGTCATCTGCCTCGCCTTGTCGCTTCCCGGCAACGCTAAATGGCTGGCAGGGATAGCCCCCGCAAATAAGTCCAATGTCTCCGATCCCGTCTTGTCTGAGTCTTTCACCTGTTAGCGTCCTCACATCGTCATATTGCGGCACATCCGGCCAATGTTTCTTTAGTACTTGGCGGCACTTTTCGTCGTATTCGCAGAAGGCAACGGTTTCCATTCCAGCCCTTTCAAGGCCAAGGCTGAAGCCGCCTATACCGCTGAATAAATCGAGCGCCTTCACTCTGTCTCTCCCTTACAGATGCCACTCATTCCGGCACCCCCGCATATTTTAAGAGCACCTCGCAGGCATCTCGGATTTCTGCGTAGTCGGCGGCATCCTCGTCCAGTTCTTCGATACACTGCTTTGCGATATCTAGGTGGGTTTTGAGGAAGTGCTCAATCACCTCATCTTCGAACTCGGGTGTTATAATGTCGTATATGTGCATATCAGCTCCAGTATAGGTGTGGTTTGATATAGAGGCCGTCTACTTCTCTCAGCCCGCACTCACGGTCCCACCATTGTTCAGACAGCCATACAGAGGCATCCATTCCGATTAAATCCCACGTCGGTTTGAGGTTTTTCAGGCTCACTTGTTTGGCCTTTTCCTCCACCATTCTTCGGCGTTCCGCAATCTCTGCCTTGCGTTGTTTAAATCTTTTTGTATCTGCTCTACTTCCCACATCAACTCCAAGTTCTCTTCTTTTAGCTCGAACGCTTCTCTGTTTGCTTCCTGGAAACGCTCCCTCCAGAATCTTTCCCTTTCGCCCTCGCCCATTTGATCTGCAGATGCTTGATCTTGCCCTGCATCTCTTCGTTCGGCGGCAGCGGGTCTACTTTCTTGTGCGGGTAAGCTCCGGTTAATTCCTTGCATTTGTGATATGCCCATCCGTCCTTCATTCCTCGGCTTCTCGCGTGATGCAACAACATTGCATACGTTTCAAGCCTTCTCTCGGTAGTGTACTGCTTCTTAACCTGCTTGACCTCGACCAACTCTCCCTGCTCGTTCTCCACATGCGACTCAGGAATATACCTGTAACCACATGCGTTACACATGGGTCCGGTCTTCAGTGCGCCACACTTCGGACAAGGCTTAGGCTCTGGCTTCTCTCTCTGCTTCCTGTCCTTCTTGGGTGTACCGTCGTCCAGCTCATCGTAGTGAATATCTGTGACGAATCCCAACCTGTGAGTGGTGTCAGAGTGATCGAGAATCAAAGCGTGGTCCTTTCCTTCCGCTGTCCTTAATGCTCTGCCGACCATCTGGACATACTTGATCTCGCTCTTAGTGGGCGTGGCAAGGATCAGGGTTCTTACATCCCAATCCACACCAGCCACCAAGCAACCGACGTTACACACCACTTGGATATCTCC